ACTGGTGTACCTGTTCGCCATCTCAGTGCTGCTGATGGATCTCCTGGTCTGGAGACCGGGCTAGTCCAAACACCGAACTGGTGGCCCTTTGCCTACACGACGCCTGACAACCTCAAGCGCCTGAAGCGGCAGAGGGCCATCATCAAGGTCAAGCAGTGGGTCCGATGGCCAGAGGCTCCGTTCTAGGGAAACCACCTAGTTGACCATAGGCTCTAACTTCGTGTTAAACTTGCGTCACTGCAATCGAGCAGGGTAACTGAACAAGGTAACTGACATGAACGCAATCAAGCAAATCTTCTCCTCCCTCGAAGAACTCTTCGCAGAGCAGGACAAGCAGATCGCCGACCGTGACGTTGAGTGGGCTCTGGGCCGCGCCAAGGCCGTCATTGAGTACCGCAGCAGCCCTGAGTACGCCGAGACCCGCAAGCGTGGCGCTCACGCCGTGTACAACACCCTGTTCGCCATTGCCGGTGGCAAGACTTGGTACAACCTGTTCAGCGGCAACAGCAGCGCCGCGATCGAGGAGTTCATGCGGAAGAACGCCAAAGCCGTGGCTGAGAAGCGTAACGCCAAGATCGCTACCAAGTTGGTTGAGGCCGGTGTGGAGCAGGTTAACAGCGCCAAGGTCGGCTACTGCCCGGATGGCTTCCGCGGCCACTTCGAGATCAACGGCGACCGCCATGTCACGATCGAGGTGATCCTGGCAGGCGGCTACAACATCCAACGCCTGCATCAGCGGGTTCTGTGCAAGGTGAAGTGATGGAGGGGGCTTGCGCCCCTTTCCAACTTCATATTAAAATGCAAGCACTGCACAACGCAGGGTAACTGGAGCAAGATGATGAAAAAGAACCGTGAATACATCTATGTGGGCGAAGAGTTGTTCGAGGTTGTGATCCACGAGGTCACGCGCCATCCGCGCTGCCACCTCATGGAGTCCATCTATGACCTGGGTTGGCTTGAGATCGACTACACGGTCCTCGACATGGACGGCAAGCGGGTGGATAGCGACACCTGCGACATGGAGTGCATCGAGCGCGAACTGCAGGAGATCTACGCATGAGCCTGCAAGACCTGATCAACCTGGACGAGGCCATCGCAGAGGCGGAGGGCCTCCTCTCACAAGCCCAGTGGTACTGGATCTGCGAAAGCGAGTCAGCATACTGGTCTTACCACTTCCCGTGGCTGTAAAACACTTGTGAAATCAATCACTTAACCGTAAAATCAGGGGTACAAGGAGCCGCAATCCTTAACTGCGGTGGCGGGCGGAGAAAATTAGAGCCGCTGACATCCCGGAAAGACGGGGCTAACACGCATGGGCATCGGGCAAATTCGGGCGGAGTGCAGACCGCGCCGATGAGCCGCCTGCACAAGGTGCCCATCCTTGTTGGCCAAAACCTCAACCGCGAGTTAAACTCCTCGGCAGTCCAATGTCTCTGAAAGTACGAGATGCCACGGAAAGCCACCAAAACCGCCGCAGAGCCTTCAAAAGCCCCTGACCAAGGGGTAGATACCACCCAGGCCGCGCAAACTCCCCAAGAGCCGCCAAAGAAGAAGATCGGCCGCCCATCCAAGTACAGCCCCGAGATCGCCCAGAAGATGTGCGAGATGCTCAGTGAGGGAATACCTCTCAGAGAGATCTGCAGGCAGGACGGCTTTCCAGAGTGGAGAACCGTATACGACTGGATGTATCGGGATGACGCTTTGGGTGATGAGGGCGTCGGTCTTTCCGCAGCCATCGCACGCGCTCGCGAAGTCGGATATGAGGCTTTGGCCGAGGAATGCCTGCTGATTGCCGACAATCCTCAGTGGGGTCAGGTTCAAACCATGACCGATAAGGGCACTTCCACCACGGTCGAGGATATGTTGGGTCACCGGAAACTCCGGATCGAGACCCGGCTGAAACTCCTGGCCAAGTGGAACCCGAAGAAGTACGGCGACCGGGTACAACTGGCCGGAGATGCCGACAGCCCGCTGAAGGTGGAGGCCGACCTGACCATCTTCGACACCATCTTGAAGGGTTTAGAGCAGTCACGCCGTGGATGAACTGGCCGAAGTCCTCAAAGATCCTGAGGTCAAGAGGCAGTACGCTCTGCTGCCGAGCGACCATCAAACCGCCTTCAAGTGGCGGGCGCTGTGGCTGACCAAGGCTCATGACCATCAGAAGCCACCTCCGGGCGACTGGAGCATCTGGCTGCTCCTGGCAGGCCGCGGAGCCGGGAAGACCAGGACGGCGGCAGAGCAGATAGGTCACTGGGCGTGGCAGCAGCCTGAGACCCGGTGGCTCGTGGCAGCGCCTACCTCTGCTGACGTTCGTGCTACCTGCTTCGAGGGGGATTCCGGCCTGATCTCGGTGATCCCTCCCTCGCTGATCGCGGACTACAACCGGGCGTACCACGAGATCAAGTTGATCAACGGGAGCCTGATCAAGGGCATCCCTGCTTCAGAGCCGGAACGCTTCCGCGGTGGCCAGTGGCATGGGGCATGGTGTGATGAGTTGGCCGCCTGGGACTATCTGCAGGACGCCTGGGACCAGATCATGTTCTCGGTGCGCCTGGGCAAGAAGACCCGCATCCTGGCCACCACGACTCCAAAGCCCAAGGACTTAATCATCGAACTGATCGGCCGGGAAGGCGACGATGTCTACCTGACGACAGCGAGCACTTACTCCAACCTGGAGAACCTTGCTCCGTCCTTCCAGAAGCAGATCCTGCAGTACGAGGGGACGAAACTCGGCCGCCAGGAGATCTACGCCGAGATCATCGACCCCGAGGAGGGCGGTATCGTCAGCCGGGACTGGTTCCGCCTGTGGCCTGCAGACAAGCCCATCCCCAAACTGGACTTCGTCGTCCAGTCCTACGACTGCGCCTTCACCGAGAAAGCCCAGAACGATCCGACGGCCGCCATTACCTTCGGGGTCTTCCGCCAGGAGGATGGCCCTGGAAGCGTCCTGATCATCGACTGTTGGCAGGACCGCCTGCAGTACCCCGATCTCCGGCCGAAGGTCATCGATGAGTACGAGACCGTCTTCGGGGAAGGCAAGGACAGGAAGCGGGTGGATCTCGTCCTGGTGGAGGACAAGGCCGCGGGCATCTCCCTGATCCAAGACCTGCAGCGGGCCCACATCCCTGTCAGGGCCTACAACCCCGGCAGGGCGGACAAGGTGCAGAGACTGTCCATCGTGGCCAACATCATCCGGGCAGGACGGGTCTGGGTTCCCGAGAGCATGAACCGCAAGGGCTATGTCCGGGACTGGGCGGAGGGCATGATCTCGCAGGTGTGTTCTTTCCCCAACACCGACCACGACGACTTCTGTGTGGCCGAAGGCTCGATGGTGCTGATGGCCAATGGCGATTTGAAGCCGATTGAGTCTATGCGGGTAGGCGACTTCGTCCAGACCCCAAACGGCGCTCGTCGCGTCACCGCCTTTCATGACAACGGCATCAAGGAGGTTTGGCAAGTTGAGGCCGATGGACGCCTGCTACTGGCAACCGGCAACCACGAGGTCTTCACGGACAGCGGGTGGAGGCGTGTTGATAGTTTGAGACAAGCAGTCCATAATCTTCTGGTCATTGATCAGGAGGCATCATGGTCTTCAAGAAGAAACTGGGCGTTGTCGTTGAGGTCGTTGAGTTCAATGGCCGCAAGTACCGGCGTTACCCTGAAAGCCCAAATCCGGCGCATCGTCGATACTTTGGGCGGGCGGGGCATCGCCTGCATCGGGATGTCTGGGAGTTCCATCGCGGGCCAATCCCCAACGGGATGCACATCCATCACATCGATGGCGACACCGGGAACAACGACATCAGCAACCTTGAATGCGTTCGGGAGCGTGACCACCGAGAGCATCACTGGGCAGCGCCAAGGAGCGAGAAGCAGCGACTTCACCTTGAGAGCATCCGAGACAAAGCCGCTGAGTGGCACAAGTCAGAAGAAGGCCGAGCATGGCACAGGGAGCACGCCAAGCGGAGTCTGGCCAAGACATGGAGCAAGCCTCGGGAGTTTCCTGAACTACGCCTCAAATGCATTTGGTGCGGCACTGACATGGTTGGCAAGATCGCTAGGAAGAAGTTCTGCGGATCAACCTGTCAAACCGCTGAGTCCAAGTTTCGCCTCGGCAAGTCTCGTACAGAACACCCATACCACGCAGCGCGTGTTCGACCTGACGGTGGAGGGTGAGCACTGCTACTTCGCCAACGGCATCCTGGTCCACAACTGTGATGCCTTGTCGCAAGCGTTGCGATACTTGCGTGACGCAGGTTTCCTCAACATTGACCCGGTGCCTGACGAACTTGATGAGGATGATTATGTTGACGCAGGCGTGAGAAGGAAGGAAAACCCGTATGCGGCTTGAACTTCTAACCCAACCGATTCCACACGAACTCCCGGCGTACCAAACCATCGCCAAGGTAACCTGCTGCCAGAACAGGTTTGAGATCACAGCCGTCCCCGGCAAGGAAATAGATCCGTGGTGGGCTCAGGCGGTTTTGGCAAACTGGCTCCAATCCCGCATAGACTCAGAAAAGACTGGTGGGCATAATCCATCATCTTCCGAGCGAGGGTAAGCCATGGCCGACCTAGGGCGACAACTGGCAGATTTGCTGTATGGGGAGTC